ATTCACTCCGAAGATAAAAACGGAAAGTTTGTAGGGGACTGTGAAGACTACTCTTTATCTATTCTTTATAGACTGTGCGGAGAAAGCCACTTTAAGATGTGGTGGATGCTTCTTACTCACCAAGCAGGTATTTGCTGTGTTGGTCCAAGCAAGTGGAAAGTTTCTCATGCAGTACTAAAGTACAAAGGCGAATATGTTGATAACTGGACTCGTAAGTTTGGTGGTAAAGCAGAAATTGAAAAGAACCATACTTTCCACGCTATTTATGGCTACGGATGGGCGCACTTCACAGCAATTAAGATGTTAGTAAGTAAAATTACACGTCTTGTTAAGGGGACGTAACAATGGCTGTGAAGAAAAAGAAAAAAGACTCAAGACTTACTAGAGCAAAAGTATCCGGCTACAACAAGCCTAAACGAACCCCAGGACACGCAAAGAAGTCCCACATTGTAGTAGCCAAAGTAGGGGGCAAAGTGAAGACAATAAGGTTTGGCCAGCAGGGAGCTTCAACGGCAGGGAAGCCGAAGGCCGGTGAGTCCGCTGCAATGAAAGCAAAACGTAAGTCTTTCAAAGCACGACACGCCAAGAATATCGCTAGAGGCAAAATGTCTGCAGCATATTGGGCGGATAAAGTAAAATGGTAGATAAAGAATTTCATCCAGCAGACTCTAATGGAGACGGTGCTGTATCGACCGAAGAACATAAGATGTACATGGACGCAAAAAGAAAGGAACTAGAAGATGCCGATGCTATGCGAGATGCCCAACGTAACATGGCATGGTTCGCACTAGCAGGAATGCTACTATACCCTTTCGCAGTAGTACTAGCCAGTCTTGCGGGTTTAGATGAAGCCCAGAAAACATTAGGATCAATGGCACCTACTTACTTCGTATCGGTAGCCGCAATTGTAGCGGCATTTTATGCCAAAGAAGCAGTAGGAGGAAGGAAATAATGGAAATGTTACTTGATTTAGCAATGACTTTCTGGCAATGGACAGTACTCGTAGTATTGGTACTTATTGGATATGTAGTAAACAAGTTTGACAAAGAAGAAGAAGATTTAATTCAGTTTAAGTATCCTGATATGCCTAAGATGCAACCTGTACCGATTGCAACAAAAGACAAAGGTTTTTTCAAAGGCATACTTATGTGGTTAATGGGCAGCCGTAAATGGGTAATCTGTGAAGACTTTCACTATAGCATTGACGGAGAAGAGTACAAAGTTCCTGAAGGTTTTGAGTTTGATGGAGCCTCTGTTCCTAAATTTTTAGCTACTTTCTTATCTCCTGTTGGAGTATTACTTATGGGAGGCTTAGTACATGACTACGGTTATAAGTATGCTACTCTTATGAAGAAAGACGGAAGCACTATTGGCTACAAAGATCAGAAGCATATGGACGGTTTGTTCCGTGACATCTGTATTGAAGTCAATGGTTTTAAAGTATTAAACTACCTCGCATACTGGACACTGCGTCTTGCAGGTTTCGTAGCTTGGAACGGACATAAAAAGAGAGGCACCCAACATGAAGTATCTTAATTTACTAGTAAAAGAGCGTACATCTTGGGATGGCGCTATGCTAATAGGAATCTGCGGATCAGTAATACTGTTTGGTGGTTTAGCAAAAATGATAGCCTGGCTTGGTTTAGGCTATGGAATCTGGACACTACTGAAAAAAGAAGATTAATATATGGCAGTCGAAGTAAGTCGGAGAGACATAATCTCCGAAGAAATAGTTGAATTAGGGTCTGAGGCAAAGTTCTTAAAACTCCCAATAGGTCCATATTTGAACCTATTGAACGTCAAACCGTTGCCTTCGCAGATAGCGATTATCAACGCGATTAACAACCCCAAGTATCGTTTTGTCTCTGCCGCCGTTTCTCGGAGGCAAGGCAAAACATATATAGCCAACATTATCGGACAGCTCGTGTCTCTAGTGCCTGGCTCTAACATTCTTATAATGTCTCCCAACTATGCTTTGTCTCAGATCTCCTTTGATCTGCAAAGAAACCTAATTAAACATTTCGACTTAGAAGTAACAAAAGATAATGCAAAAGATAAAGTTATTGAAATATCGAACGGCTCTACAATCCGTATGGGATCGGTTAATCAGGTTGATTCTTGTGTTGGCCGTTCTTACGATCTTATTATTTTTGACGAAGCTGCTTTGGCTGACGGAAAAGATGCGTTCAATGTAGCACTACGCCCTACACTAGACAAACCAAATTCAAAAGCACTTTTTATATCTACTCCTCGTGGGAGAAATAACTGGTTCTCAGAATTCTACTATAGAGGCTACTCGGACGACTTCCGCGAATGGTGCAGTATACGAGCAACGTACCTAGATAACCCTCGTATGTCACAATCAGACATTGATGAAGCACGTAAGTCTATGTCAGAAGCAGAATTTAAACAAGAATACGAAGCTGACTTTAATACTTACGAAGGTCAGATATGGAAATTTAACTTTGAGACTCAAGTAAAAGACTTGTCTCAATTAGATACCTCGAAGATGGATGTCTTCGCAGGCTTGGACGTAGGGTACAAAGATCCTACGGCGTTATGTGTAATTGCATATGACTGGGATGAGGATAAATACTACATAGTAGATGAATATTTTAACAGCGAGAGGACTACTGAGCAACATGCTATAGAAATACAAAAACTTATTAATCGTTGGGATATTGATTACATCTATATTGATAGTGCTGCTCAACAAACAAGGTTCGATCTCGCGCAGAACTATGACATCTCCACCATTAACGCTAAGAAGTCTGTACTGGATGGAATTGGGCATGTATCAGGCGTGGTTGAAAATGACAAACTTTATGTTGATCAAGAATGCAAGCAGTCCCTAACATGTTTAGATGCATATCAGTGGGATCCGAACCCTAATTTAATAAAAGAAAAACCAAGACATAATATGGCCTCGCACATGGCAGATGGTCTGCGCTACGGACTTTACTCGTTTCAAACCGCAAACATATCCTTCTAGCGATACCTAATCAAAAATAGTTATTGACAAGTTACCCTAAACTCGATATAATTCTTTAGATAAAAATTGAGGAATTAATGGAACATGCCTAAGTTAAAACGTGATGTTGTAAAGTATGTACGAGACAAGGCAAAGTCCAAGTATGAGAAAGGAAACGCTTGCGAGATTTGTAATGAGACAGAACAGCTTGATTTTCACCACTTTTACAGTTTAACACCATTGTTAAATCAATGGTTAACAAAGAACAGACACAATCCGGAGTACATACAAGCACTTCGGGATGATTTTATAGAAGAGCATCATGCTGAGCTATATGACCACACAGTTACTCTGTGTCATACTCACCATTTAAAACTTCACTCAATTTATGGAAAAGACCCTGCACTAGGAACTGCAAAGAAGCAGATGAAGTGGGTCGAGATTCAAAGAGAAAAACATGGCTTGGTATAATAATATTTTTGGAGGAAAACCTATAGAAACTGAGGAGAAGTTAAATCCTGCTCAGTATAGTATGGGTAGCAATAAAGTAGAATCCTCAAGAGAGCCTGCGTTTAGTTACGAAAGAGCTTATGAAGACCTAGAAATCGTTAATCGCGGCGTAAATATGATCGTTGACGACGTAGCTGAGATTCATACTTTAGTATCGAGAGAGAACTCTTTCCGAGGTGTTGTTCCAGGTGTTAAGGCTTCTAAAGTAGAAATACTTTTAAACAAGTCACCAAACCCTTATCAAGATATTAACAGCTTTAAGCGTAATCTTATTACTGACTTTATTATTGATGGCAATATTTTTATATATTTTGATGGAGTACATCTTTATCACTTACCAGCTACGGACGTAAAAATTCATGCGGATAAGCAGACTTACATTGAAAAGTTCACAATGTTTGACACTACCTTTCTTCCGAATGAAATTATTCATATTAAAGAAAACTCTTTTCACTCTATCTATCGTGGAGTGCCTCGTCTAAAGCCTTCGCTTCGTACTATGGTTCTTATGAAAAATATGAGAGCTTTTCAAGACAACTTCTTTAAGAACGGAGCTGTCCCAGGTTTAGTACTAAAGTCACCAAACACACTTTCTGAGAAAATCAAAGAACGAATGATGGTTTCTTGGCAAGCAAGATACCGCCCAGATGCAGGAGGTCGACGACCTCTTATCCTAGACGGCGGAATAGAAGTAGACTCCATCTCAAATGTAAACTTTAAAGAATTAGATTTTCAAAGTGCAATTTTAGAGAACGAAAAGATTATTTTAAAGGCGCTTGGAATCCCTCCAATTTTGATGGATTCTGGTAACAATGCTAACATTCGCCCAAATATGCGATTATATTATCTTGAGACTATACTTCCTATTGTTCGAAAAGTTAATTATGGACTCGAAAGATTTTTTGGTTTTGAATTGCGTGAGGATCTTACTAATATTCCCGCTTTGCAGCCAGAGCTTAGAGACTCTTCCGCCTACTATACATCTCTAGTAAATGGAGGAATTATTACCCCTGCAGAAGCACGAAAAGCCTTAGGTTTTGATTTTGTAGATGGTACCGAAGAAATTCGCGTTCCAGCAAATATTGCTGGTTCCGCAACTAACCCCGATGAAGGCGGAAGGCCTGTCGAAGAAGGAGAAGAATAAAATGGCAATGCGTCAAAAACAAGCAGTTTTAAACTTAGCACTTAAACACTTTAAAGAGTTTGACTTACCTTTAAATATTGACTTTAAGAGTTATACAAGTATTGTAGGGCCTAGTAATGCGATTCATGCTATGTCAGTTAAAAGAAGCTTTAAAGCATGGAAATATCTTCTTCATGCCGTTAGAATTAACCTAGTAAGAGAGCCGAAGCCTATAGTGGCTCCAGAGCCTCTGCTAGAGCCTAAACCTATCACACCCAAAGCACCAAAGCCTGCACGTAAGGCAGCGGTCAAGCCTGCTCCGGCAGTAAAAGAGGATTAAGATATGAATAAAATCTTTAATCTTACGTCTACTTTCAAGACTCAAGCACAGGACGATGGCTCTGTGATGATTCGTGGAATGGCAAGTACAGCTGATTTTGATCGCGCGGGTGACTCCATCTCAGTAGAAGCTTGGCAAAAAGGTGGACTAAAGAACTTTGAAAAAAATCCAATTATCTTGTTTAATCATGATTATGACAAGCCTATTGGCCGAGCCACAGGTCTAAAAGCTGGACCTAATGGTTTGGAATTGGAATGTAAGATTAGTAAGTCTGCACCCGCTAATGTTGCAGAACTAGTTAAAGACGGTGTTCTTGGAGCCTTTTCCGTAGGTTTCCGAGTCAAGGATGCTGATTATATTAAGGAAACCGACGGATTAATGATTAAGGACGCTGAGTTATTTGAGGTATCGGTTGTTTCCGTACCCTGCAATCAGTCAGCTACTTTTTCGCTCGCGAAGTCTTTTGACTCTGATAAAGAGTACGAAGAATTCAAAAAAACTTTCACAAATCGTGTAGATCTAGCAGGTCAGTCTCTGGCTAAGGAT